TGAACCTCTTAGGCGCATGGACGAACTGGAACGACTGAATCTCCACTTCCTCGTTCGGCCATTCGTGCTCGAAACGAAGTTTCACCTTGCGTCCACGGGACGGCGTGAGTATCTTGGCAAACTCGTCGGCGTTCGACAGGGTTGTTTCGTTCCAATCCTCGTCGTATTCCGTCTTGTATTTCACGGTGATAGCGTGGGTCGTGTTTGTCTCGGACAACCACGCTTGCAGATAGTAAATCCTCTTGCGCACCGTAGGATCGCCCAGGTCCATCCACTTGGATTCCCAATAGAAGTCTATCGGGGCAATCACATACGTCCCGCCGCTCACGGTCGGGCTGAACGGGCTGTCAACGTACAGCGTGGTCGCGTAGTTGCCGATGATGGTACGTTCCTGCCATTCGCCGCCAGACGGTTTAGCAAGCAACCTGCATCCTGCAAGACCGTCCCCTGTGGTCTGGAAAATCGCAGCCGAGTCGGTGATGCTGTACTCGCCCCCGCTGGTTACGGTTCCAGTGAGCGTACCGTATCCCTCGTTAACAGACGCTCCGTCGTTATGCCCAACATCGAACTCATCAACGTAGCACTGCCTGCCTGCAATAATCGCGTACTCGTGATTGGTGTTCCTGTAACCAGACAGCACGTCAAACCCCGCGTCCGATTTGGACCACGACCCTAGTTCCTCGCTGAAGGTCAATGTCAGGTTGTTTCGTGTACCGGCTGAGACCTGTAATGCGCCTGCGGGAAGCACGACCGTGCCTGGAGGAGGCGGCTCAGCCGCAGGAGTTTCATCCGCGTATAACGTGCTAATGTCGGTGCCCGTAGCGACGTTGGGCGAGTACCGAAGGTTCTGCACCAACCCGTCATACCATCCATACATGAAGTGCAGTTGCGGATATTTCGTAGACGGCACCGTCGCGCTCTGGCTCTTGATGCTTGCGCCATTGAGGTAGAGGTTTACACTGGTCGGACTGGTCACTACCGCAACGTGATACCATGTGTTCGTGGAAATCAAGGATGCTTCAGTGAGAATGTAGTACCCGAGACCGTAAACAAACAGCCGCAACGACCCGTCGCTGAGCAGATGAAGGGCTAGATTGTGCCGGTAGAACAAAGTTGAAGTAGTCAGTGCATGAGGATACATCCAAAACGCGATTGTGCCGTTCTGCGTATCACTTGTATTGACAGCAGTGATGTAACCCGTCACGCCGTCGCGCTCCAGACATATCCCATGTGTAGGGTCCACTGTCCACTGGAAGCCCGTCTGTGACCCGTCCCCCGCCGACCCAAGAGTCCCAACGTTGTGCAGAACAGTACCGAGACCTTCGTAGAGAGGCAGGTGCATTTCCCATGTGACTGCCATTATTCGTCCACCTCAACGCTCACGATATACCGGCCCGCAAGGTAGTCGTATACCCCTGTCGCATACCGTTGGTTCTGTTTGCTCAACCCCTCGAACAGCGGGCGCTGCGTCTGCCCAATCGGTTGCGGGGACAGGTCGTTACCCAGTAGATACACGCCGTCATGGCTCAAATAGTAGATGCCCTTCGGTCCTGAAGATATGGTCCGCCCGCTGACACAACCCACGCCGTCCACCACCTTCTGCACCTGGAACGTGGTCGCCCCTGTGCCGGTCAAGTAGTGGATGCTGTTCTCTTTGAAGATGAGTAGCCCGCCATGCGCAGACTTCAATCCCGTAATCTCATCGCCGCCGCCACGGTCCACGAGGATGATGTTCTCCTCGGGGAAGTCGCTGTATGCGCTCGCCTCGCTGTACCGTAACCCGCTCGGATACGCGCTACTGTTCCCGAACCACAACCGACCACCGTACACCTCGCAATGCCGATGCGGGCCTGCATACCCACGATACTCGTTCAGGACAGCATTCACGTTCATGGTGCTGTCCCCAATGTTGTCGGTATATGTTGTCGTTGTGTTGTCGTCAATATCAATCAGATACCGCAGCGTTGCCCCGTTCGCTACTGTCCGGTAGATGCGCCGTTGGTTCACCTGGGGGTCCGTGCTCACGGGGATATTGGTCAATACAGCCTTGTGACTCGCCGTGATTGATACGCTAGCCTCTGGACTCGCCAACGATTCTGTGCCGTCGCGGCTGTTTCTGAACGCTATCCTGTACTTGTAAGTTCCCGCACTGAGATTTCCCGCATCCCCTTCCGATGCTTCCGGTGCCGCTTTGGGTCCGTCAATCGAAACCCCTTGCGGTTTCTCCGCGCCGTCGTATTTGTAGTTGACATCCAACCCGTTGCAGAATATCAAGCAGTCCTCTAACTGTACCCAGTCGAACAGACTCGATTCGCCTACATTGTTCAGCCGCTTGATAAGCACCGCATCATCACCCTGGAGCGACCAGATGCCGCTGCGGGTGCAAGCCACTATCTCACGATCCCACGGGGTTGCGCCTGTCTTGACCTCGTTGGGCCTGAGATGTCTTGCCAGCGGGGCAACCATCAACAACCTTGGCGGATACTGCGCGTACACCAGCCCTTCTGACGGGTACGGGCGTGTCCCGTCCGCCGGAATAGTTACATCAGTGCCCCCCTGCACTTCGTCGTTCAAGAAGTTGAAAGCGTCAAACCGCCAATACCCTTTCAGTCGGGTGTTCTTGGTATCGCTAAGTATCCGGTCTTTCCACTGCTGAATTTCGCGCGAACTGCGGGCATGGGACCATAGCCGCACTTCGTCTATCGTGACGGGAGCCATCTTTGCCATGTTTAGACCCGAACCCAGAAGGTACTCGGACGCGAAATAGACGCCGTTCGTTGCGGCTGTCGAAGCAGACGGTCCCACCTCATCGGCTACGCCCGATGTTGTCTTGTAGACATCGCCGTTTATGTACAACCGAATCGTGGTGCCGTCTCGTACCAACGCGAGATGAACCGGACTCCCCGGCGTCATGTCGTAGCCCGAGTCAACCGCTACGTTCGTGTCTGTGGTTTTCGTGCTGTACGAATAGTAAAGGCTATGGTCCCCGCCGCTCACATACAGCCGGAACGGATACCCTACATCAACTGCCCCGTCTTTGCCGTCGCCTATGTGAATCAGGGTAGCGATTGCACCTTGGTATGGGTTGTCCAACCTGAACCATCCCTCGATGGTCCACTTCTTCCCCGTATTCAGTATCGCCGCGAAATTGCTATTGAACGGTGCCGACGCATAATCATCCGCGCCATTGAACCGGATAGCAGTCCCGTAATCTTCCTGCAACGGGACCATGCCCCTTGTCGGGCACGGACCCGCAGAATACGCATACGCATGGTTCCTGTTGATGCTCAGGTCGTCATACACGGTTTCGCGGGTCTCGTTTAACCGCCAGTAGCCCACGAGGTCAGAGTCTTGTAGCTTGTCCTGACCCAACTCCCACGAAAGGATTTCAGAATTAGCAGAGAACGGGAGGTACTTTGACCAGAACCGAATCTCATCGACCACCATTGATATTGTCTGATTCTGCGGGGTTGCGCCAATCCCAGCGCCAACGTAGTAGTCGCGCGAACTAGGGTCTAACGTGTAATCGCCCGTCTTGGAATTCATCTGAAGGTCTACCCCGCAACGGATAGACCCCGTGTCTGAAATCTGTGCGCTGATTGTGTGCGCCTGACCTATCACGAGAGACGTAGACGCCCACACCTCTTGCAGTGTCGATGTGGTGTCGTACAGGCGCAAATAGACTTGCCGGAAGCCGGGACTGAACCGGAGTTCCCATCCCTTGCTTGTGGACGTGTCCAAGTTGCCGATGATGGTGCAGTCGTCGGTAGGCAACTGCATGAGCTTGACCCGCAGCGTGATTGTCCAACCCTTTGTGAACTCATACACAAAAATGTGCGGGATGATAATGCAGGCATTGGAAGCACTGTTCTCAATTACCTGCCCGCCCTCTTTGATAGCCGTCGCATGGAGACGCGAGAACCCTTTGCGCTTGGCAATCGTACCCTTCCGGTAATCGCAGTTCTGCGCGTCCGGCGAAACGTTGTCGGGCAACAGGTCATCGGCATGAAGCCTGTTCTCTCCTGTAAACCCCCGAACCAACTCTTGTGCTGATAACGCCATTAGTCAAGCACCGCTATCTGGTCGGATTCCGTATAGTTTTCTTCCGTCAGAATCCCCAGGTCCGCCAAGTCCTGACGGCACATGCGGAATACCGCCCCGCTCAACGGCTGTTCCCTGCGCCAAGCCGTATTCAACATCTCCTGAAAACTCAGGTATTCAGACTGCCAGTTGTCAACCTTGTTCTGTTTCTGGATGTGCGCATACGCCCCCTGCACAATCACGGGGTCAAGGTGGGACGGCACGTCTACATGGTCATCAATCGCGTTGACCTTCGTGGGAACCCTGTAATACAGGTAGCTAATCTGATGCGACTCGTCAGGGTACGGTTCAATCACAATCTTGGGCGCATACGCAAACGAACGACCGATATGCGTCACGAACTGCGTCCAACCCCGAAACGTGGTCAACGCTTTCCGCCTGTACACAGAAGCCGCGTCGCGGCACTGGAACTCATCCCCGTCTGTCAGGTCCCAAATACGCATGACCTTCTCGCAGTCGCTAGCAAGCGTGTAGACCGGCTCATAGATGGCATACGTCGCCGCAGTAGCCGTTGCGCCCGTGTACGCAATGCTCAAGGTCAACGTCTGCGCCACTGCGTTCACGCTGACAATCTCGTATT